CTAAACAACCGCGTTGTCCTGGCGAACATCGCAGATAGTAAACGTCACGACGCCGATGACAGTAACATCGTCCAGGGCTTCGCCCTCGATCGCTTCGCCATCTTCGGTAATAAGTGACTTTCCTCTCAGCGTGGCAAGCTCCGTCCCGCCACCGTGCTGAATCAGAACCTGACTACCTTGCTTTGGTTTCAGGGAGATATCCAGCACAACGTAACCGCCAGATTGCTCGAAGACGAGCGTATTTGGACCGACATTGCAGATCGAGTTAACCGTTAATCGCTGTTCCGTGTAGTCCGTCGCGGGTGATGGAAAGCCCATTACAGAACCCTCCCCATGTTGGCCATCATCCACAGGCGGTTTTCGCTGTGCTCTGCCGTTTTGTCGACGAAATAAGACTGCTCGCGTGCGATCCAGGCGTTAGCCTCCACCTCGGAAAAGTGGATGCCGCGCCGGCGCAGCGCGGTAACAAAGTCACGGGTGTGAAGGTACTGGAACCCCTTGGAACTGCACAAAACTGACTCGCGGAAAGCCGCGGCGATGTCTGACTGCCTAAGCATGATCTGCCCTCCAATTAATACTGTTAATACATACAGTGGTTATGTTTGATGAGAAGATCAACACACGTTCATTTTATCCAACCCTTAGCCTTCAGGCAGTCTGCGATGAACTTCGCGTTAATATCGACGCCAGAAATAGAGGCTCCATTATTAACGCTATCTGATGGGTGAAGGCTGTCCATTCTTAGGGTTGATGGCGTAAGACCTTTCGATATGTCCTTTAGGTCCTCATCGTTATTTTTATTATAGTGTGATGTAAAATTCTGAAGTGCGTCTCGACCATTAACTACACAGTAATTATCAGGGAAATTATTTTTTATTTCTTCATTAAGTTTATCAATATTCTTCCGCGCCGGACTGCCATTAACTTCGTTACTGTATGGAAATTCTGGCATGACAATATACCTATCATCTGCTCCTGCCGTAGAAGCAATGCTCTTTAAATCTCTTATTATGTAATTAATGTTACCCTTTGCCGTATTTCTTCCCGCCCATATAATATATATTTTCCTTGCATGCTTGTTCATATCAACCCCTGCCCTTTCCGTTCCTGAGTTGACTCTTGTTTTGCTCACGGGAAACGCCCTGACTGCATTTGCAACTTGTATTTCTTTCCCTGGGATATCTCTCTTAAAGATATATTTTACTTCACCATTTACCTTTTTAGACGACAAAACACCTCGCACCCCAGAAAAGATAACCTCTGAATAAAATCCTGGCCATAATGCTCCTTCCTCGCTCATAACGCCATTCGGGACCACACCTACTGATCCAGTTGCGGGTATAACCCCGCCATCTGGGTAAAAGAGCCCCGCCTCTCCGCCAGAAATGAATGCAGCCTCCTGACTGCTGCTGCCGCCTCTTGCATAGTCAAATACTTTTAGATTGGTTTCTCTTGAAAGAGACATTGCAAACTTCTTGTTAGAAAGGAAGGAATGTCCGTAGAGAACAATCACTGATTTATGGCTATCTGCCATGCTTACTTTTGAAATAGCCATACTAAGAATAAGAAGGGTTATAGCTGCAGGTTTCATTGTTTAATCTCCGAACATCAGATATTAAACCTACGGCTATAATCTGCAGGATGTCAAGGAGATGAATTCCTAAACTATAGAGGATGTCAAGTGTGATCTAGATTTACATGAGGGCTTTTACGAGATAGCATTGTTGACAACAATTATCTTTTGAATGAAAAAAGAGGGTTAAATGATTAGCATTCAGGTACTTAGGGGGTTTGCGGCCCTGTTGGTTGTGCTTGTCCATTCGACACTGAAGGCGCAATCTACAGGCCTTGGTGAGAGAGTTTTTGAAATAGGGCACTCCGGGGTTGACCTTTTCTTCATCATATCTGGTTTCATAATGATGATGATCGGTGCGCGGGAGAATAATTTTTTCCTATTCATGTCTAAGAGAATAACAAGGGTTATCCCACTTTATTATATAACTACAACGGTAGCCCTTTGTATCTATCTATTCAACCCTTCGTTAATAAATGGAAATAATGGTGTAATTTCAATATTACATTCATATTTATTAATACCAGCGCAAGGGAAATCATTCCTACTTTCAGTGGGATGGACTCTGAGTTATGAAATGTTCTTTTATATTGTTTTTGCATGCATCGTTTTTATGAAAAGCAGCGCAAAAGGCATAGCCGCTTGTTTGATACTCATTGCATTGGTTGTCGCAGGGAGATACTCAAGCAATGTTACAGTTCATAATTTCATGTCCATAATTCTTCTTGAGTTTGCAATCGGAATTGGATGCTTTTATTTCTATGATTATATGTCAAAACGCCTGTCAGAAATTCAGTCTGCAGCCATATCGACAATTTTTATTTTAATAGCTGTTGCATGGATAGGTTTTCAGCAAGACCCAATCTTCACTCTGTTTAATAACAGGGTTATAGAGCTAGCTATACCAATGATGTTTATTTTCTTGGCATTCTGTTTGTGCGAGTTCAATTTCAAGAAATATAAACAAACGGTTCCCGTGAGAATAATGTCATATATTGGAGATGCCTCTTACTCTCTTTATTTAACACATCTGTTTGCGTTGGGAATAGTTTCAAAGATTTACGCGAAGCTTGGAGTCGAAAACTACTTTGTATTTGTCACAACCTGTGTCGTCGCTTCAGTTATAGGTGGAGTGCTTTGTTACGAGATTGTGGAAAAGAGGATCACGGCGGTGCTAAGGAACACCATTTACAGAAAACCTAAAAAGCTTAATAGCGACATTTAATCAGGGAATCGAGACATGGCACTGTTACTTTTTTCATTTATATGTTTGTTTTACCTTGGGTTTGGGTTCGCCTATATGTCGTACCAAGAGCTCTCTCCTCTTGGAGCTATGGGGTATACCGGTATACCAGGCGACGTATTGATCGTTTTTTCTGTTGGCTATATCTCCGTTGTCATCGGATATATATTCGCAACAAGAAGAAAGGTTCCACGGCTTAAGACTATATCAAACCCTTACTTTATGCACTTCGCATCATATATTTATCTGATGCTTGCTCTGGCAATGTTTTTCGCTGGTATTAGCTTCTATGGCGGGTATTTCGGGTTTATATCTACACCATACTCTGCCATCATTGATAGTTCAGACAATGAAGTTAAGGATGTATTAATTTCTACATCTGGGCTTCTTTCTGTTTTTTCTATCCTGTGCGCATTCTCTGGCGACAGATCGAAGGCGGTTAGGTACACTGTATACATTCTTGGGTTATTTGTTTTGCTTTCTATCTTCGTTCAGGGACGAAGAGAGACAACCATGCTATTATTGATGACTATCATGTCATACAAATTCATTGGCGAAGGTTTGAAATTTCGTAACGCTTTAAAAGCCGTTATAATTGCAGTGCTTATAGCTTTGGTGGCGGGTGTTGGATTGTATATTCGTGCGTCTGGAGATACTTCTGGTGGCTCTATCCTAACAGCAATTAACTACGCCGTTCTTTATGAAACGCACTTCACAATAGCGACCCTGGGTAATGAGATAAGAACTCACTTTTATGATGGCAGGGACTATCAGGGATTCCTCAATCTATTGCAGCCGATACTATTTGTAGTTCCTAGTTTCCTGTTCTATATCGTTGGCCTCGACAAGCGCGAAGCGCTAGGAATGGTAACAACAGAGCCAAAGATATATGCGGATAAGGGGGGTAGTTTCCTGTTCACTCAGGCTGTTCACTCTTTTGGTTATATGGGGGTGATTATAGATGGATTGGTCGTTGGTTTCCTTCTTTCCTATTTCTACAAAATAGCCAGAAGCAAAAATCTTATCTTCTTTCATTTCCCATTGGTTTCACTGGTGCTCGTTGCCATCAGGAAAGATGTCACGTACGGGATTAAATATATATCCCTACAATTTATGATACTGTTTCTTATCATAATACTATATAAAATTTTGCCAAAGAAAAAGGCGAGCTGAATGAATCGGGGCTTACGCCCCGATTTTTTATCCATAGATTTCTTTTTGAAGCTTTGCTGATTCTTCGACTACCTTTAATTCTTCCGGACTCATTTCTTCTCCACCTTTCGTAAAGATATCCGGTGTTATTGAGCGATATAATATCGTAAGCTCCAGTTCTTTTTCGTCCACTTTTAACCTCCTGAGTAGGTAGGTGAAGTCTCAACATATCCATGTATATGTATTGTACACCCGGTAACAGCATAAGCTGATGCATCCTGTTCATATGAGCCATTCAATAATCTGACAACCTGTATCTGGTCTTTTGACTCTCCCTGTATAGCCCTTAAAATTGAATTTTCAAGAGTTTTGTTCCAACCATTGTAAATGTCAACATTAAACGATCTATCCCGAAAAGATGCAGATGACACACCGGGAATATATCCTATGGTTAAAGGTCCGGATGGTGATGAAGCCGCGAGTGTTAACGATATATCAAAATTAACCCTTCCGCTTTTTATCGTGTATCTACCAGTAGATGATGATAATGTCAGCCCGGAGCCAACAATCAATTGCGGAGTAAACGTTCCCTGATAGAATTCAACATTGTTCGAGTTCAAGCGCATAGTGTCATTCCCAAAAATATATGTAGTCTGACCACCCATGACGCGATTACTTGCACTGATTTTATGACCCGTCCCATTATATACAACAGAATACGGAGTTGTGCTCTGAACAATAACAGTATTACCTTCGATAACGTTATTGACGCATGCAGACGAAAGGCCTAACGCTATACCTGCTCGCGTGGCACTAGCCTGGGTTCCAAACAACGTATTATATTCAGAGGTTTCAAAAACGGAGTTATTGGAGATCCGGCTATTATTTGTTCCATATAGCCACAACTGGGTTTCCCGGTTGTCTCTAAGGTGATTATCTGAAATGGTGAAGTTTGTTACATCATTAGTTGTGCTCTGGGTACCGGATATCCCAGTATCAATCCCCCGGTTCCAGTTATGGATGCAAATACAATTAACGATGCGTACCCCAGAACTAAATCCGGAACCACCTCCACCAATGTACACCCCAGACTGTCCGTTATTGGAGCAGGTTACTCCAGAGATTTCACAATCTATTACGCCCTCGCATGCAATTCCGTCCCACTGAGGTTTCGATGAGTTCCACGGTCCACCATCTTCTAAGGTATAGCCATTGTCATAACGACCACCAACAATACGTAAACGTTCGCCACGAACCGTTGCACCCATTGAACAGTGAGTAACAATACACTCTTTAACTAAGTTATCTTTACCTGTTAAACGGAACCCATTACTGAAACCCATTACTGTATCGGTGTATTTACCATCTATAGTCAGTCCTTCGGCGCGGCAATTAGTCGCCGTATCCTTGAACCATACTCCGTAAGCCTGTACAGCTCCGATAGATCCCAGCCCACCAGTATTAAACTGAATTGAAAAGTCTTTGAGGAGTGAGCCGTTTCCAGCCAATGTAAAAAATTCATGCATTGCCGATGAAGGTGGCGTAGGGAATATGAAACCTGAACCTGCACCCCCACCAATGATACTCACGCCTGAAGGTATATTGAAGTTTACCGGGCTGCATAGGTATTTCCCGCCACCAACCCATATTATTTTCGTTGGCCCGATTGATGCTCTCTCAATTGCAAGCAATACCGCATCTGAATCATCACTAACCCAATCACACTTAGCGCCAAACATTTCAGGAGTCAGAAACCCTAGTCCACCAATCAGGCTTGCCCCATCGCTTGAACCCAGGTTTTGGCGAAGCGCATCGCCGTCCATCAGAACGAAGTGCGAAACATCGTTAGCGAAGCTGGTTGCATCGGTTCCGGTGGTCGTAAAGCCGACGTCAGTAGCAGCATTCAGGCGGTAATACTGGTTGTCGTAACGGATGTACTGGTTGCGGGCGCTGAACTGGAATGGGCCATTTTCGTAATCCCCCAGGAAGATATAACCGGATGAAAGAAGAAACTGCTGAAAGCGATTTTCTTTATCCGTTTGAGATTCGGAAAATGTAGACTCCTGTATTGATAGCTGAGAAGAGAAGCGCGATTCGAATTCATTTGATTTTTCTTCGAAAGAGGATGCCCTTTCGGATTGAGATAATTCAAAGGAATCTTGTTGTTCAGTACGTTGGTTATCAGACTTTACATTGATGCCATGCAGAGTGTCTAACTGTTTACCTGTACGCGTGGTAATAGTTTCATCGCTACTATTAGCGAACATATCAATAGACTGCATATTATCCCATGCATCAGGCATGGATGCAGACGGCACAGGATTGCCGGTATCGTATTCACTCATGGTCGCCCCAATAAAAAAACCGGCATATGCCGGTTGATTGGTAATTTACATGCACTTAGATAATGTTATTTATTTTTGAGAGCTCTTTGTCGTCATAGAATAAACCATCATCTTTGTTATAAAACATTCCTGGCTGGCAAAATATGTTTTCTTGATATTCCACAAGGTCTGCACCAGCGTACTCATAACCATTTTCTGCAATAATTATATTGATGACTATCCCGTTTTCAATGACCGCATAATTTCCTGCCATTATGCCAGCTCCTCAATGATAACGTAGCCATTAGCCCCTTTCCCTGACGCCCTGGCCACTGAATCATACGATGCACCAGCACCGCCGCCACCGGGAAAGAAACCATCATCTCCAGATGTACTGACGTGAGGAAGACCACCATAACTGCTGTGAGACGCTCCACCCACACCGCCCAAGGCGCCGACCGCCCCCTGGCCACCTTGCCCGACCACTGAAAAAATAGTCCCTACAGAGGGCGCGCCGGGAGTACCTCCAGCAGAATTACCCGTTGAATTGCCGCCCTTCCCACCGCCTGCAGAAATGCCAAGATCAACAATGGTAGTATCACCACCATCGCCACCGTTTCCGGCGTTTCCTGCCACAACAGCAGCGCCACCAGCACCGATAACGATATTTGCTCCAGTGATGCTACTTACATCATACAAGCCCTCCACATAAGCCCCACCAGCGCCACTTGATGCTCCCGCCCCTGCTGTGCTCGTTCCCTTCCCACCCCCGCCTGCACCCCATGCCTTGATTCTGACTTTTTTAGTGCCAGCAGTTTTTACCCATGCTCCGCTAGCGGTAAAAACCTGAATGCGGAGCAGGCGTCCTTCTGCCTGATTATTAAGTGCGGACTTGAGAATATTTAGTAACGTGGCAATGTTCCCATTATCCAGGACATCGCTTCCTGTGCTATCCGCCATGAATTGTGCAAGGACGGCAGCAATTGTAGAGGATTGCCGTAGTGCTTTATTTACTTGTGCTGACGAGGCTTTGCCGGAAAGAAACCCTGATGCCAGTGCAGATAGCGCTTCATAATCAGCCTGTGATAATACATTTGCCCCGCTACCAGTAGCGAAGGGCTTAAAATCGTTAGTCGCCATTAAAATCTCTCTCCCCATGACCCGCGGTCGAAACCAGCGATATAGTCATTTTCGATATCGAAGCCAAAAAACTGATAACCATCACTGACGGTCTCTATTTCACGGACACGAACTCCGGCGGCCTTAACCGTCATATAACCGTTTTGAATCGCCCACCATAGCTCGCCGTTAACCTGGTCAATCGGGTTAATGTCATAGCGGGATGGCACGTAACCTGCGGGTAATACGATAAAGGGGCCTTTATTGACTGCGCTATCCAGAATCAGCCGGTCTATTTCGCTTATAGCTACCGCAGGGTCACCGAGTATCCAAATAGAAATCGACATATCCTGGTTGTCGACAATAGCCATTCGGATCCCGGACCCGGCAAGGGCGGTATCAAGAATTGAAGGAAGCGATTCGTTCTGTCCATCCCAGTTGTTTATCGCCACTTTCACCTTCAGCATTAGCCGATATATTTCATCGCTTAGATCGATAAAACCGTCGTTTGGGTCATATGGGCCCTGCCAGACCCCCTGGTCCCAGCCAACCCGCTCGGTGTCCCACGAAAAATAAATCCCGGTTACCGGTGTAGCCACGCGACGGGAACGACCAACCCATTCGCCCACAACGTCGAGTTGCACGCCTACGGCGGTATCAATATCAAAATCGGGTATTAGCCGTGACATAGCATCGGAAATATCGCTCAGTGGCCTGGTGGACAGGTCGACGTGGGCAAAGAACTTTGGTTTACCGGCGTGGTAGTTTGTTATGCGGTCAGTGTATCTGCTCATGAGACCACCAGATTAATATTGCTGACTGCGCAGGATGCTGACTGGTCAAAGGCAATATCCACGTTTGCAGCAGCTACGCCACCGGCAGACGTCCCGATCAGCAACTCGGTAATGTCGTAATACCTGGCATTGCCTCCACTGACAACACCAAGGTTAGCCGGTGAGTAAACGCGACTGAGAAGAACGCTGGCGCCGATTGCCAGAGAGTTAATGTAGGCAGATACAGCCGCCTTTATCTCTTCGCCAACCTGGGATGTGTAGCCCGTAAGAGGTTCGATAGTGATTTTGACGTAAATGGGTACATCGACCGGCCTTGAAAAACCTACCGGGTGAGGGTTTCCGTACTTATCAGGCACAACAATCACCGTACTACCGTAGGGTGTTACGCCCTGCCCTTTCACACCACGAATGCTGTTTGCAATGACCGTCGCATCACCACCTTCGACAATAGCCGCGATTGAGTGCGGCGGCAGGCCATTTGCATCAGTGTTATCTGTATCGTTCTCATACAGCTTGTGCCGCGTTACGCCGCTGATATTTGCTATCGCACCATCTACCGCCTCAAATGGCGTCAGAGACGGTAAAGCAACACTCTGTGATTGCCGGACACGCAATTCAGCATTTGTTTCGGCAGCAACGCCAACGGTAGCCGCTTGAGGGTTAGTTACTGATACCCAGCCACGTGTCGGGGTGTTTATCTTATTGACTGACCCGGCAGGGGCCGCTACAGCACCAGCAACAGAACACGTCGCAGTAGCAATAACCGTCCCATCAATACCAATTGTCACCTGAGCAGGAAGATTCCAGATGATGCCGTTGGCATCTTTCACAGAGCCGTTTGTGATTAACGTTCCGGCCTCACCCTCGATCAGCTCATCGACCGTAGAGTTTGTCGCAGCACGGCGAGTGATGCCGTTAATTTTGACGTTACTGGTTAATGCATCGTCCAGCGCCGTCGACGGAGAAAACGACCGGTAAACAGAAATGGCCGTGTTGTTGGCATCGTGAATGGCCAGAGCCACCAGAGCGACCATCTGGCCGTCTTTGCTGTCCGGGTCAAGATAGGCATCACTGCCATAAATCTGCTGAAAATAGCCGGTGATGGTGTCCAGAACGGTCTGGTAGTCGGGCGCACTTATCCCCTCAGCGGTTACCGTTGCCGATAAGCCGAGTGTGTCGAGGTCCAAAGACATTACGCCTCCGAGGTTACTGTGGTTGTCCCGTAGAGGGTTTCTACCGTTGCTGTGAACGTTACACGGCGCGTGCGGCCGTCAACTTCGGTGTTAAATTCGGTGATAGAGCTCACGCCCTGCGTTTCCAGAATGCGCCGGCGGATAGCCAGGTTGTAGGTATCTGGTCGTTGTTTTCCGAGGACTGACTGAATCCAGGGTGTTCCCTCTGTGGTATCGAGGAACCACTGACCGTACCAGAGCAGAAATCGCGTTTTAATGGCCTGCGCTACGGCCTCAGGAGAGTTAACCAGCCAGGTATCATCGCCCTGACCGAAGGTGTAATCCCCATCGTCATCTTCTCGACGGTATCGCATATCATCCTCCGAGTGGTGCTGTACTGCTGCCACCAGGCTCAACGCCACCATGCGTATGCTTATCAACGATTGAGCCATCCACCAGCTGCAGGCGGCCGTCCGAACGAATTTTAAGCCCGTTCAGGTTAAAACCTCCCGGCGCCGTGCCGTTGATAGCTCCGCTTGCAGGATTAAGACTCAACTTTGTTTCCCCGTCATCACTGCGCAGCTCTACTGCGCTGGTGCTGATGCCGCCGATTTTCTTCGCCTGCGACTGCGGACCAACAATGCAGAAGGCATCGGATAAATCATGCATGCGCTCGTCTACTGGCTCCTGAATACCTCCGCTTTGCCACCAGAAATCAATACAGCGGTCTGCAAAGATAACAAGGCATTCATCACCAGCCTTAACAGGAAAAGTCAGCGTGCAGCCTCCGCCGCGAGGGAATACAACTGGAACATCCACCAGCAGCGGATAATCCTTCGTGCTTTTGTTGCCGTCGTTGTCGCGCTCGATGTAGCGGATCGCTGGCTGAACAACAGCCGTCAAAGATTCTGGGTCGAATGACTGGATGATCCCCGGCAGTGCTACGCGCATTTGCTCGCTAAGCGTCTTTCGCTCAGACGCCAGAACCTCCGCCAGCGCCCCACTACGGGTTTGGCTTGATACGCCCATGTTTTCTCCAGATAATGATTACCCTCACTTAGTGAGGGGTAGAATAAAAATTTAATTACTTAGTATTTTTGACTACAGGAGATACCTATGGGCTTCAGATTTAGGAAGCGGATACGCATAGCTCCAGGCCTAGCAATCAATATCAGCAAGAGTGGCGTTAGTACGTCGATTGGCCCAAAAGGCGCCACTACCAACATAAGTGGAAGAGGAATAAAAACCACCGTTGGAATTCCGGGATCCGGTTTGTCATACACCGTTGGCCCAGGGAAAAAATCTGGAAAAGCTACATCGGAAGAGGAATTTTCAGAACAGGAACCAACGGCTCAAAGGGAAGGGATCCATTGGTGGAGGCTTGCAGTTTTCATCATTGCCGCCATAGTTCTATCGCAAATATTTAAGCAGTGAGATTTTAGCCCTGATTAACTCAGGGCTTTTTTATACTGTTTTGCATGGATATGAACCAATCAATTTAGGCGCATCCATACTGTTCTGTAGCAGTTGAACATTGAGCCAAGATTTGCCATCCCGCTTGATGAATTGAAATCCGTAATTATTTCCATCACGGGAAGGCATTATACCCATATCCCATTTGGCATTTGATTCGTCACCTTTCTTTCCGAGATATTTAACCTTTTGACTGGTAACCAATTCTCCATTGATTCTTACCAGACCCTCAGAATCGTTAATAGTTAGCTTGTAACCGCCACATTGGATGGCAGAAAGTGCCGGTGCAGAAAATAAAGCGATCAATATCAATAATTTTTTCACCCAGCGCCTCTCTCCAGTGCTGATTGAGTTTTTAGATCCATCGCGCCACGCGCTTCACACATCATATCCATGTACCACGCCTGGCCCCTTGTGTCGCCAGTGTACATAATGCCACGGACAATATAAACGCCGTCAGTCGCAATACTGGCAGGCTGCGCAGTCGTGCCTTCAATGGTGATGTTTCCGTTGTTGTTCTGGTCAGTGATACGCCCCTGCGTCATGGCGATATCGCTATTCCCCAGTGCGGTACGGAACACAGAAGCCTGATTCAGCTCGATCAGGCCATTAACGCGGATGTTAGGGTTAATCAGGCAACGGACGTTAACGCCGCTACCAATGGTCTGCTGAGGCATACCCACAAGGCCGGTGGCGCTGTTCAGCTTAATGGCTTCGTGAACAACCTCATTTTTCGCCACCATTTCCCGCTTGCCGTCGACAAACATCCAGTCAGCCTTGCATTGCTCGGCGACGTTATCCATCAGATGCCGGGTCATACCAAAAAGCACCCTGCCGCGAGGAAACACCGTTGCAGGCATGGCAGGGGTATTTCCTTCCGTGGCCCCGTTAGCGTTGAAGTCCTTCATAAGCACTGCATTGACATCAGAGACCGTATAGCCAGCCGCCAGCGTCTGGGCAGTGATCGAGGTAGCGAATGCCCGGTCAGAATCAGCCGCCTGAATGAGGACAAAGCTATCAACGGGGTTATCTTTCCCTGTGATGGTGTACCGGATTTCCCCGTCGAAAATCAGCCCATAATTTCGACCGTCCATCTGCCCGACTTCATCGGGGTTTACTGTCCTGGCGACGCCTACCTGGCTGGCGGAAACATCAGCTGCAATACCATCGTAACCAGCGATAACCCTAATCCGGGAGAATTCCTCTCCGACGATCCGGTTTACGGTATCAGCTGAAAGGTTATAGATTTTGAAAGTACCTACTCGCGTTTCGCTGCTGAGATTAAACCAGTCGATAGTAAAAGTGCTCTTGAAGCTACCAAAATCAGTAGCGTTCCCCTTCGAATCGACTAACTGCAATTCGAAGTGCCGCATCCAGTTCTGAGACATTTTTACTCCGTTACCGCATAAAGATGGCTGTAAATACCCAGATCGGCCTCAGTTGGGTTTTCGCTGGACTGGTTGTCGCAGCCCACATAAAGCGAAAAGCCAAGCCCGAGATAGCGATACTGCGCCAGCAGGTCGGCGCCGGTGATAAGCGGGATCCCCTTTATCAGGTCCGCACCGCTGCTATCCATAATATCCAGACACCAGAAAGCAGCACGCCAGGTCACAGCCATTTGCAGACTTTGACCTGCCACGGATATGGAGAATCGCTGGTTTTCCGGAGAAAGAGGGATTTCGCTGATCGTCATTTACCCTCCCGCTACAAAGCCACTTAACCGGCTCAATATTGATTCATTTTTTTGAACTGGCGTTTTCACCCCGGAGTTTTGCACGGCTGAGGTGTTCGCCCCTAACTTCATGTTGGACTTTGGAGCTACCTGCGTGGTGGTTGTGCTTGTGATAATCACTTCCCGGAGCGTCAGCACGGCAGAGAGAATATTTTCCGACGTTCTGTCGGTAGTGACCTCAAGCGCACGGATCAGCATATTGGTGTAAATCCGCTTACCGGTCACCACATCTAAAGGCACCCTGCTGCTCTGCAGATTTAACAGTTCCTGATAAGTTTCCTTCGGGCCAATACCAACGCTTAGCCCAAGAGAAGATGTATCTACGAAGTCAAGTAAGGAACCGCCGCCAGCAAAACCGACCTGCATTACCACTTCCGAAGGACGTCGAAATGCATGGTCGGAAATTGCTGCGCCAACCTCTACGGGATGCTCGGTTATTTCAAGAGAGTCATCGTGCTTTTCTGAAATAACAACACTGGGGACTATCAGCCCGATCCGCCTGCTCTGCTGCTGAAAGAGAGTAGAAAGAATATCCATCATCCTGCTCCAGTTTGGTTATTTCTCAGCACTCTGGCATTAGCATCAAGCTGGCGGCGACTGACTTCCTGTCCAATTTCCTGCGCATTACCGCCATAGATGTTGTAGGTGTTTTGCTGATTCACCTGCGCTCCAGCAGCCTGATGGGCAAGCGGGCTATTCCAGTTCGAATACCCCTCTTTGCGGGCCATAGACTGCATGAGCATAGCCATCGTATTGGGGTCGGACAGGTTTAATGCTGCCGTCGGCGATACACCCATCCAGCCAGCAACGTCACGGGCATATTTGGCAGGATCGTTGTTATCGGCCGCAGGCGCCCAGGTGCTGACGATATCCATGATAGTCTGCAGGCGGCGCCCGGTCGTTTTCCCTGTGAAGTACCGCATGAGCTGGTTTTTCATGGCCTCCCAGCCTTCCAGCGCAGAACCAAACGCACGAAAGCCACCACCGCCTACGGGCCGAATATTGCCGGGGTTATTGTTGCGATCTGCAAGCGTATTCCCCTCGCCACGGAAGAAACGGCCTATGCTGCGCGGGTCAAATCCTGTCTTATCCTTTATCCAGTCAGCAGTGCTATTGGCACTGTCAGAAACGCCGGGCAGCGCATCAGGCTGGTTACTACCTTGTTTGAGAAGAGCCTTGCCAATACTTGCAGCATCCGACCAGCGACCGTCCTTGATAGCGTTAAGCAGGTCGCCGATCATACTCAGCATCTTGCTAAACTCACCCATCTGGGTAATGAAGTTGCTGAAATCCCATTTCAAAGACCAGGATTTAGGGTCGATATTGAGCAGCTTTGCCAGCGCTTTTCCGAGATCGAGGACAGTCTGTTTCAGGTCACCGACCATCTTCAGTGCTGCGTCTACTTCAGGCTTCCATTTACCCCAGTCAATGAGGCTCTTACCGCCCTCCTTCCAGGTCTGGTAATCCTCCCATAGCAAAGCTATGGCAGCGGCAAGACCGAGAACCCACGTAATCGGCGATGCGATCATAGCGCGGTTGAGCATCCACCACGATGCGGTTAGCGCTCCAATTAGTTCGATCAGCTGCTGCGACTGCTTATCAAGAGAGTCCCACCAGTCGCTGATACCCTGACCCAACTGGATGAGGCGGTAAATTACCCTGCCTACCATCTCGCCAGCCCAGAGAATTCCTTTCACCGTACCGGTTATTGCGCCTTCAATTTTCGGGAAGTTTTCCAGTATCTGGCGGCGCAGCCTGTCGAGAGAGCCAGCAAGTCCATCAGCGAGACTGGAGCCGATTTTATCCCGCGCCATGCCTGCCATCAGCCCAAAGGAGCGCAGCGAGGTCATGAATTTATTGGAGCTGACGGCGGCCACATCAGCGTTATAGCCGATCGCCTTAGCCATCGCGGTGTATTCGCCACTAAACTGGCCGATACCGCGACGCATTGCCATCAGGGTGTTTTCATCCAGACCCAGCATCTGAGCGTACTGGTTCGCGCGGTAATACGGCATGCTGCTAAGACGCTGGCCGACGCCGGTAAAGATCGTCGCCATATCCCGCATGTTGCCGCTGGCATCACGCGTTTGAACCCCCAGCCGGTTCAGGAAACCCTCAGCGCCGGGATTGTTACGCATGAACCTGGCAAGATTTTCGAGAGAGCCGCGGGCCCCGTCGACACTGCCGCCAACCTGACTAACCGCATACCCAATCTGCTTAATGCCCTCCACCGTCGCGCCTGTGCGCTGAGAGGCCCAGTACAGGTCGTCGAGACCGCTGGCAATTTTCGCGGTGAATGCAACGACGGAAAGCGCCGCTGCCTCAACTTTGACGCCCAGCTCAATCGCTTTAAGCGTTGTCCCGGCAACGACGGCATCGAATTTTCTGGCGCCAGCCTCATCAACTTTGAACCCAAGCGAGATCAGAAAGTCCTTGAGCGTTTCAGCGTTCATTAGCCTCTCTCCATTTCGCTATACGGTTTTCGTTATCGGCTTTCAGGTCCAGCCAGTCATTCATACGGGCAATATCAGCCAGGTCTACTGATCCATCTTTCAGGGCGGTGTAGGGGATAAGCCCGGCATCCACCGGGCGCATCAGGAAATCCTCGCCTTCTGGCATGGATTCCAGGACAGGACCTATGGCTGGGTAGGCGTCCCGCTGCCGGGGAGTTCTTTCAAAAAATTTCCCAGGCTGTCGGCGACCACCCGCGCCACCAGCTGCAGCATCGTGAACAGGTCGATATCGTCGAACATCAGTACGCCCTGATCGAAGACTTTCGCCCAGCCCTTTTCGTGCTGGCGGGAAACGACGCTCAGACACGGATGAATCACCGCGTTAACGTCCTCGTCCGGCAGCGCGGCCAGCGTATCGGCAATTTTCGGCAGCACGCTTTCCAGCACTGCACCAGAGTTACCCGCAGCGGCCTGCGCTTTCAGCGTAGAGAATTCACTGACCAGACCAGCCAGCACGGGCAGAAGCTTACGACTGACCTTCAGCTGCTGGAAAACGTCGAGTTTCGCTGTGCGGTAGTTAACGCCCTTAATTTCAAATTCCATCGATTAAAACTCCCCCAGCAGTTGGTCAATCTTACCGGCGTCAAATACCCACGACACCGTATTGCCAACCTTGGCGTTAGCGTGATCCGGCTGCTTCTGGAATGCGCAGCTACGCGCGGTGGTGATATCACCTGATACTTTGTTGCGAATGACAATGACGTTATTGCCCCACGTCGCCGATGACAGGCTCTGTGCGTTGTACATCAGCGAGAGTTTTTTGTTTACCGGGGAGGTTTTCAGCAACGTTACCGTGATAGTGCCGCTCTTTCCGGCGTGCAGGCTGTGCATCACCTCGCCATCGGCGCCAATGGTCATGGTGTTTTTGGCCTCTGTCATTGTGACAGTAATGCCCTCTTCGGCGTTCGCTGAGCCGTAGCCAAGCTCAACTAACCCGGTAGGCCCTGCGAGAGAGGCCGAAACATCAAGAAACGAATACGTAGACATCTATGGCTCCTTAGCGCACGACCGTGATTGCGACGGTGCCGTAATGAACGGCTCCGGCCAGTTTCCCGGCAACCTGAATTGGCACACCTTTACGCGCTTCGCGATCGACCTGAAGCTGGTCATCAACGTTTTCTGCCCAGGTGTAATAGCCCTTCGTCAGCATGTCACCGGTATTGAGCTGTCCAATCGGGCCACCAGTCCATTTGCCCGGCGCAAAGAGACCGTTTTGCACAGCCTTATCGAGCACCAGCTCAATGTTGGCGATACGGGTTGTGGTACCGGCATCGGTCTGGGGAATTTTGGTTGTGCTCGTATAGAGCGTGTTGTAGTCAGCCGTCTGTACGGCGTTCTGCAACCAGTCGAGGCCATGGCGTTCGTCGAAGAAATCGCCGTTTGCCATAACGCCTTGCTCAAGAATCGCTGTATCGTTTTCGTAGTACACGTAAACGTTGCAGTTCTTCGCCTCCAGGTTGTTAGCCTGCGAGGTACCCAGGGTTTCGTAGGTAATGCCCGGCAGCTGTTTAAACTTGAGGGTGATCGTCGTGTTGCTTCCGGTGAAGTCAACAGTGAACGCACGCGCAAACGAGGACAGCGCAGCATAGCGACTGCTGGTCGAATACTGGATAAAGGTACGGCTGTATTTCGCTGCTTTCAGCTTTGAAGCCAGATCCGTCGTGGTAGCCGCGTCAAGAATCGTTGAATCAGCCGAGGTAACGCCAAAGATGCGGGATACGCTCGCGGCTTCGATAGCCGCTGCAACGCTGATAATGTCGGTGTCGGAAGGATAATCAGCTACCGGCACGGCAAGATGAAGGCCATACCATGAATTCCAGTCCAGCAAAGCGTTAACCGCCTGCAGGAGGCTTTCTGCGCTGCCTGTTTCGCCAGTAGCCAGCGTTTTCGCCCAGCGACCGACATACACCAGAGTCGGCTGAGGTTGCTGGGAGAACCAGATAACAGCCGCTGCATACTCCTGGCTGTCTACACCAAAGTCATCGCCGATATCATCAGCGCTGGAGTAAAGGCGCAGCCGCTCAGAAATCGGAATAACAGTTGAGTCGCCCAGGATGAGCATTGAGCCAAAATTGCGCCCCTGCGCGGCCCGAGCAGAAAGCGTCACCGTCACGTTAGCGATACGGTTAAGGGGAAGCCCTTTTTCCATGTTAGTCTCCGGTAACTATCGTGACGTTAGGGTCAACGACAGATTTAACGTTGTAGGTACGGGTGTTTTTGCGGGAAAGGGTCACGGCAAGGTCATACCGGCGCACCCACTGATTGTTGATCAATTCGGGGAGGTTTCGTATATCATCAGCGCTCACCAGCGACAAACCAGAGATTCGTCGCAACGTATCTGCGTTTTGATCTACAAACATTCCGTCGCGAAACCGCGTGGCAATCCCGGAGCCGCCGGGGCCATAGAAACAGAAAAGCACCTGAATGCTTTCCCATGACCATTGTTCGCTCTGCTCTTCGCTTACCTGGACATTTGCAGGAGTGCCGGGACGTGAGAGCGTGGAGAAGTTAAACCCGCACCACGTCTCACCGTTCGGCGGTATTTTGGACTGGGGATCGGTAAACCGGGGCAATACCAGGTTAACCGCAATCCCTGTCACGCCTCTTACCCAACGACTCAGTTGCTTTTCCAGCTCCTTATCGTACTCAGGAGCATCCCCGACGGGGGTTAGATACCCTGGCTCTGTGCTGTCGTTACTCAACGGGAATCCCTCCGTTAAACTCCAGCAGCTCGCAATGTGCCTGCACGAACCCGGCACCGTATCGGGTGTACGGATCGACAAAGGTCACGCGGTACCGTCTGCCGCTGTATAAAACGATATCAGCGTCGAGTTCTGGCGTTGAGTCACTGGCAGGCATCCCCTGAGTTAGCCTGAACTGGGTAACAATGAGGATGGCGCCATTGATGTTTTGCCCGGCGGCCATTCGCTTAGCCTCAAGCGAGCGATCGATGGTTACGACACCAGAGAACGGAATAGCCTGCGCGGTATTGGTCGGAAAATTATCTTCGTCCACCGTCTGCACCTGTCGATAACACACCAGAGACAGGTCGACAAAGTCCGGATCAAGCAGAACATCAGTCACATCGAGAAACGGCATTATTTTTTCCTCACGACATACTGAATCGCTCTGAAAAGGAATCCGCGGGCACGCAACGGCTTATCGCCGAGGATGGGCGGTTTCATTTCTCTGCGCTTCTTGATGGTCTTTTCAGATAGTGGGGTCAGACGATCGCCTGCTTCAATGACAGCCTTTGAGGCATCACGCGCAATCTGGCCTGCGGCTTCAAGATGCATCGACGCCACATCTGCCTTACCTTCAAGCGCAGACTGAGCGGCCAGCTTTAAACGCTCGGTCGTTTTATCCCGGGAATCCTCAATGCCCATGTCCAGAAATGGCCTTGACGGCAGAGTAACGGTCTCACCGTCTATCTCTACGGTTGCCCCGGTGGACTGGAGATACCCCAGCTCAGCGTTGCTCAGCGGAGCAGCATCGCGCGGAGGACCTGCCGGGATACCAACCAGCACATCAGTGCCTGACAGCTGTTTCAGCGCATCCAGAACGACACTGTAATTGTCTTCCCGAATTGTGAGCCCGCTTTTCATTCCGGCGTCCCCAGTTGAACCGCTCCGGCACCAAACATCATCAGGTATTCCCAGAATTCCGATCCGTAACGGGAGTTGTTCCAGAAACCGGCATTAGGGTCCAGAGTTGCGCTTGCGTCGTAACTGGCTGAAATCTTATCCACTGATTTCGCGGTCTGTATGCCGCTATTTACACCACCAGCAGTACCCACAGCCATACCACGCATATCGGCGGCGTAAAGGTACATGTAGTGCGCAACATACAGCCCGACGATGTAGGGAAAGATATCCACGCCAAAGCGCGACTCACTCAGCATGGCATCAGCAAGATTCAGTCGAGTCTGGATCATTGGCGTGGGGTACTTTGTTTCGTCAGCGAACTGGGGGAAGGTTGCCCTGAACTGCTCAGGCGTCGGCAGACTTTGATTTCTTGCCATTATCAGTAGTCTCCGGCAATTGCGCTTCGAGTTCAGCAATACGCGCGTCTTTCTCAGCGATTTTTGCTTCCAGCTCAGCAATGCGCGGGTCTTCTGCAATCGCTGGCGCTTCGCCATCCGGTGAACAGTGCGCTTTTACGAACCAGTGCTCAGCAACCGTGTCATCGACGTCGTGGAAGCCAACCTGGAAATGCTTTTGCTCTTTGCCGTCGTTGAAGTTAAACGGGGTGAGTACGTAAATCTTTTTCATTGCAAGTCCTCATGAGCGGCCCTTTCGGGCCGCCGCAGGTTAGATGCCGTCGACGTAGGCCAGAGTTTCCGGATAAACCGGCTCTACTGCACCCAGCTTGCCGTAATAGGTTACGAGCTGATACAGGCCGCGATACTGGATCGGCACGCTCATCAGCGGAACCATCGGGAAGCGAACGTATTTCTTGTCGTTGGTGTAGAACATCATGCGATCAGAGTTCGACACGCCACGACCTTTCGCCCATTTCACCGGACGGATGTTCAGAGGACGCCCGTTCTGGTGGTATGCGATGGTGTTGGTTTCCAGATAGGTCAGCAGTGACTGGTTACCAGCGCTGGATACGATGGTGCTTGCCAGCAGAGAGAACTGCTCCGGCGGGATCAGCAGGTCCGTCGGTACCATGGAGTAAGCCGAGTTGGCCCACGCAGCACTCAACCCGGCATTAATGCTCGCCCGGATTTCGTCAGCGGTGGAGGTCGCCCAGGTCTTCGCGGCGTTGGTCGGCGTTACCTGCGTCAGGTTCAGCAGGCCTTTAACGTCCAGACCGGAATCGCCGATATAAACCTGCTCGTCTGTGTCCATGTTCCACTTCAGCTGCATACCGTCGTACTTCTGCGTGTCGATCGGGCGACCAACTTGCGCAGCTGCCTGCAATTCAGGAACGGTCCAGCCAAGCTCCATACCCCACAGTGTGAGCGGGAAGCCAGTTTTTGCGATGTCGACGTTAAGTCCAGCCATCGCGGTCGCGGCTTTGCTCAGCCAGTTTTTACCGTTGGCATTCGGTGTACCGGCAGCGGCAAAGGTGGTGTTAGTGAAAGAGCTGATCTCGTCAGCAATAGACACATCTTCACGCAACTGGATATCGCGCGACCAGGTGTAATTCACCAGCGGCAGATTCAGTGTCTGATCGAGACGCTCCAGCTCATGGACAAGAAAGGCACCAGTGCCGTCGACTGTCGCCTGGTCAAATGTCATTGGCATTTGCGATTTCCTTAAATATTGAAGGCCAGCTCAATGTTGCCGCTGGTGTCGCCAGGGCCATTGAAGTAAGCGTTAGTGATCTGGACGGTATTCGAGCCATCAGCGGCGGCAAGGAACGCGCCGAGAGGGCTTGAGGCGGATGGTGTGGCCACTCGCATATAGACCGGGCCATGCAGCGCAACGCTGGATGCATCCGCGCCGATGTTCACCGTGACGTAACCACGCACCAGGCAATCGCCGGTGAAGTTTTTACCGCTGCCTACCTGCTGGACTTTATCCGGCTGGCTGGCGGTCGGATACGGACGAACGTAAATGCCCACCAGCACCGACGCTGTATCGCTTGCAGCGATTGGCACAAATTTCCCGGAGGAAATCTTGCCGCCAAGGCCGTAAGCGGGGAAAAGGTTGGAGGAGTCCAGCAGTTGAGGTTCAACCGTCAGATCCTGCGGACGAGAAATTGCCCCGGCGATGCCCGCAGGCATCCGGTAAAGAAATGTATTACCCATTGGTTAGCCTCGTTTAGACCAGAATTCCTGCGCGGCCTGATTCATACCGGCAATGGTTTTAACAGTGGTGGCAGTCTGCGTTTGCAGGCTGTCGACGGTTTTGGTATTGCGGTTTTTCGCCAGCTCAGAAACAGCCGTGAAAGCCATATCTACCGTGGCTTTTTTCAGCTTACTGATATCGGCATCACCGACAATAGAGCGCACCAGAGATTGATCTGCAGAGGCGAGCACCTGACGCTTGAATGCTGTCGGCTTCGCCTTCTCTGGCAACTGGATGCCTGGCTGAATCAGATCGGCACGGTAAGCGGCGTCGCCGGTAACCTTACCCTCTTCTTCCTTTTTCTCCTCTTCGTCCTCGGCATCGCCGGTACCAGGAGCAGTTGCCGCAGGCGTGAGTTTGGCAACCGCCTCAATCAGCGCCTTACCCCATGCAGGAATCTCTTCCTCGCCATCGCCGGTACCAGACAATGCCGGGCCGGGAAGCGGATTTTGCGGCGCAAGGTTAATGATCACTCCGCCTGGTGTCATAGAGGTCGATACATCGTTATCGCCCATGACATCATCAGGCGGGTTGTCGATAAGATTCGCCATTTCGGCGGCATCGTTGGTTTTACGGGCCTTCAACAGCCGGGTAACCCAGTTTTTAGTAGTGCTCGGCATAGCGTCTCCCAATGCACAACGTGAACCAGCCCGCCCGTTAGGGACAAAGGCCAGATGATTACCGGTTATCGCGTACTGCTCTGCGATGCCCGGCGAGATTTGTCGGTATTCAGCGTCATAACCGCAGCTCACCTCTTCGTCGCCGTTCTCCACTGCCTGAATGGCCTCAGGCGTTTTGGCAATGACGTCCGCCAGCAGCAGGTCTGATTTATCACCCGCGCCTCGGCGAACGTTCTGGATGTGCCCGTTAGAGAGTTGCCGCCAGTTTTCTGGCGTGACGAAGATGATGTTTCCGCTGAAGTCTTTGGGGTGGCCTATCGTGACGGCCATACCCTCAAACGATGCGATAGTGCGCTCGCTGAAAACTTCTTCAGGCGTGCGCTGTACGGTTATGAGTCCGTGGCTATCAGGCTGCAGGTCAGGCAGCTCCTCAGCGCCATATACCTGCTCGCCAGTCCTTGCGATCGGGACGTCCTTAAACAGGACAGAGCCATCAGCAAGTTGAAAGCGAGTATTACCCAGGCGGGTTTTAAAGAAATATTTCATGGTGCCTCGCTAAATGAGCGCGGGGTCGGAGTTTCGAATGAACTCACGTAGCAGCGCCTTAACCTGGCGGACGTTACCGCGACCTGTGGCTTTTAACTCTGAGAGCTCGCCAATGGCGCGGTAACGCGCGGTGATGCCGCCTATCGATATTTCGATAACCCTGCGGTCGCCGGCTCGCTTTGATTCGATATGGACCTTTTTCATTCTTACCTCTTCGGGCAACAAAAAAGGCCGCTCATTGGCGGCCTGTTATTTTACAGGGTCAGGTATTTGCACTTCCGACCAACACTTGCAGTTAGGCAGGCACCCGGCGTGTCCGGTCATGCCATCGAGCGTTGGCGGGCTATCCCAGCGCACAAACTTATCTTTCATTTTTCGGTGTGATGGCCTGGTGCCTGCACCTTCAATGCGCCACCAGTACCCCTCAGAACCAACGGACAGCGCCCGAGCCTGAGTCAGTGCGCCTGTTGCCCTCCCTATCTCAGTGCGGGCTATCATCCGCGCCCTGCTGGCTGCCACGTCGCCGGACTGCATGATCATCTCGTAAAGCTGATCTGGGCGCTCACCATGGATGACAGCTTGTATTGCACGCTCCTGAATCTCCCTGACACGTCCGGCCGCCTCTAATGGCAGAGACTTCATGTAGCGAATCTGGCGGTAAACAATATCTTGCGCCACCATGCCGACTGGAGTGTTACTAATCACGTCACGCAGACCAGCGGAAATTTCTTCCGAAACAGAGCGCCACTGATTCCACTCTTCTCGCTCCACCTGGGCAAACATCTTTCGACCGACCATTTCGGCCCAGTCGTCGATCACCCAGGAGTAGTCAACAAGCGATTTAGCAATGCTCTCAGCGCTTGCCTGTGAACCATCGTAGGAACCCGTGACGATTTGATTTATCTGGTCGACTATCGCCAGTAGGCTTTTCTGATACTGGACCTCCGATCGGCGGCGGAGGGCTGGTTTCAGATTCAGTCTCCTGCCACTGTTTCGCCGCATTCTGGATATCCTCATCGCTAATTGAAGCACCGATGCCGGTAACGTCAGACAGTTCGCGCAAATCGGTCAGAGCAGCAGCCGGCGACATTCCCAAATCACGCACAGCGGTTGCCAGAGCGGTAGTTGTGTTGGTTGCCACCGTGGAGCGATCGGTGTCGCTCATCTGCCACAGGGGGTTAAACTCAAAGGTGAAATCTTGCGGCAACGGCTCGCCAAACTCTGAGCGATGCAGTACATCGAATAACAGGCGGATGTGAGGCCGTAAATCTCGCTCCTGAAGCGTTCCCACGTCGTCGTAGTAGTTCGCGAGGTCAGCGTCACCGGTTGAAAAACCCTTCGGTGACTGGCGGAACAGGCGGACAAGAGGAATGCCAACAGCACCCGCGATATCCTCTTTAAACTCGCTAAGCAGGTCAGACAGGCCCGCGAAAGAATAGGAATGTGTTTCAAATTCGTCCTCCGAATCAAACAGGGACATACCCTCGTTCGTCTGGTACTGGCGGACCATTTCCATATTCTTGATAAGCGCTTCAAACGCCTTACCGCCCGTGGCGATAATTTCACGCAGCTTTTTAATCTTTGCCGTTCGCAAATGCGCCTTGTAGGCAAGCTGGGCGGCGCCGACACTGGTGCTATCATAGGAGGTCAGGCGATCGAAGATGCGCTCGACAATGGACATCCCCCACTCGTTTTCGGTGATTTTCTGCTGGTACGGCAGTTTCACACCATCCATACGGATCAGGCGGCTGTGGTGAACAGTCCACGCAGGAAGCCCCTGCGCCGTCGTCACGATGTCATAGAATTCAGGCTTGCCGAGGTTAGGGCCAAGCGCCTTAATGCGCCTGGTGAGCTGTGGGTTAATCATCCAGCGGTCAAGTACAGCCAGACCTTTAAAGCTGCCCTTGCCAACCTTATCCAGCACCAGCGGCGTCAGCGGTGCCTGACCTTCAATCAGAATCAGCGCCACCGCCCCGCCATACAGCCGGGACCATTTCAGCGTCTCGTTGATGCAATCCCAAAGCTGAAGCTCATCGAACCGTGATTCAAGAATGCCACGGCGTTTCGGGTCTATCTCACTGGTGATCCGCACGCCCTTTTTGGTCATATCGTCCGCTTTCGAATCGACTGCGGCGCCAATAATCCAGGAGGAACGATAAGCCCACTCGATGAGTAGGCGGTTGCGGCTGGTATAGTTCGCCCTGTAGGTCGATGCGGCATGCTGGTTAGGCTGCTGCATACCGACACGGGCAACAAAGTTATCGTACGAATCCGCCGTGGCGACTCGTCCTGTTTTCTTCGCCATGGTGACTATTCTCCGGCTTTTTTTGGTACTCGTGGCGGATAGGATAATTTGTTAAAAAACGACCCGATTTAACATAATGACTGTTACCCGCACCAGCCGGATCCCTCCCATGATGAAATGTCCGCCAAAGGCTTATTTATCGGGGTTAAGTGGCTAAAAGCGCGTGAATAAAACATGCATAAACAGGGTAGAAAAATGAATAGCGTGAATTTTGCGTGAAACGGTTATTTCCAGGTATTTAGCTGTTTCCCAGCGCTTCCCAGATATCCATTGCCGTATCGGTTGGAGCAAACGCCATGATAAAAGCGTCGGCCACGTTCGGCGATGGCACATCACGCTTGGCGAGGTCTTTTTTGCTTTCCACCATCACACGCCCGTTTTTGTCAAAATCGCGGTGTGGGGTGGTAAGTTCCAGCTTGAGCTTTTCCAGCAGCGGGCAGGATGAGTCGATGCTTATCAGCTCATCTACCGGGTACTGCTCACCGTTCTTAACCGCGTTGAAGGTATTACGGAAACGATCCGCTACGAGCCACCAGGCTTGCGCTTTGAGGTTGGCGAAAAAATCCTTATTCGGGATGCCAATGTATTCGTAGTCCGGCTCATTCACACCAGCGCCAGCGTTGAAACGCTGATAGTTGATGCGGGATGCGTTCATGTTTTCGCGCTTACGATCCTCATTAATTTCTGAGAATTTAGCGCCAGCTGATGCCCCAACGCCGATTGAGTCGTAGACGATATCAGCATCGCGCTCCAGTGCTGCCTGATACGTACGCTGGCAGCTCTTCAGCAATTCGTCTTCTTTCGCCTTCCACTCATCCGCCCAATACACGACGGAGCCGTGGCGATAGACGTTAGCGCACTTATCGGCGCCGCTATCGGCGACGTCGAAGCCAATACGCTTGCGCCCGCTCGGCTCGAAATTAAGGACTTTGTGGGCATCAACGGCCGCCTCAATCCATGACAGCTTGATAATGGCCGCATCATCATCCGACTCTGGCACGCCTTCGTAGACGTGCTTAAACCCATCCGGATCCCGACGCTTAGCGGCCTCGATAACCTTCAGCATGGTGTCGGACAAAAATGGGTTTTCATCGTAGTTGATTTTGCGTATCAGCGTATCTTCTGGCGGATCGACCACAAAGTTACGCCAAACGAAATCAGTCACCAGTCCGGGGTTAAAGATAAACCAGCACTCTGAGCCCTCTTTACGGATGGTAGGCTCCAGTATCTTCCACTGGTATTCCGTCAGCGCGTGGGCCTCTTCAAGCCACAGAACGCTGATACCTTCCAGAGACTTAATCTCTTCAATGTTGCGCCAGAGCCCATAAAAGACGAATTCAGACCCGGTCACCCGGTTAATGATTTTGTTGTTCAGAATGCGGAAGCGATGCCGCAGGCCAAAGCGGTCAATCTGAATTTTGAGCAGGGTATACACCGACTCTTCAATTTTGTTCTGGATCTGACGTGCACAGCAAAAGCGCAGGCTGTATTTATTCGACAGAAATATGGCTATGCCAGCGGCATCCCACGATTTTGACGATGACCGGCCACCATAAAGCACTTTGTTACGCGCCTGCGTCGTCCAGAAGCTACGCAGGACCGGATTCAGCGTCGGTTTGGATGTCAGAGTAGAAGTCATTGAGGTCACGCTCTCCGTTGCCATCATCAATACCTGCATCACGGCGAAGACGATCGGCCTCCAGCGAAACCTTGTCAGTAGCAGCCTTGCGATAGTCCGTATCAGCAAATATTTTGCCTACCGTCGCAAGCGTGCCGACTATGGACTCAATACGAACGGTATTGCGCATCATCGCCTTCTCGGCGGCGCTGATATTTTCCATCAACACCTTTCTTTCCTGGTCCCCTTCAGCATCATCCAGCTTGGTCAACCACCGGCCAATATTCTCTGCGGCGACAAGGTTGTTAGCCCGAAGGCGAAATAATTCGTCTTCGAGTGTCAACGCTTTCGCGTCTTCAATGACCTCATCTTTAAGCAGAAGGCGGCGGGCGTAACCACCGTGTTTTAACGCCTGCTGGTTGCCGGGTTGAAATGGGTTAGTCGGCGGATCGGTACGCACCCCGCGTATCGGTTTCGTATCTGGTGGAGGCTCGGCTTTTGGTTGCGTACTTTTTTGCGTGCGGCCAGCGCTGGCAGGCTTTTCGCTGGTACGCGCCTTACTCTTTTGCGTACCACTTTGCGTACCATTTTTGCGTACCTGCGTACTGGCCTTGCGTACCCAATCAAACTTTTTAGCCCTCTTCCTGATAGCCCCTTCAGTAACGCCGTATTGCTCACCTATATCACGGAGGCTAAGGACTCCGGCCCGGTATGCCGACTCGATGGCCTCCCAGTCCGGTGTTGCCATATTAATCTCTTGCTTTAACTTATCATTATGCATACATTGTATTCTTGATTACATTGTATGCGAGGTTTGCCGATGATTTCCGTGCGTTTGCCAAAAAATATTGACGACCAAATTGGCTACATTGCCTATAAAACAGGAGAGACTAAAAACTCAATTATCTGTAAAGCTTTAGCTTTGTATCTGGAAAATGTGCATTTGGCTTCAACTCCACTGCCTGAGGGTTTTCAAGAGGAATCACCAGAGGATATGGGCGCTGTGCTTTCTGAACTGGAGGAAAATAAGCGCAGTGAATTCATCGACCAAAGTCTAGAGATTCGCAAATGGATTAATGACCGCATGATTTGGTCTAACAACCCGAAAGATTTAAGTGGAAACCCAGTGGTGAATCGAGGACGTAACTTAGTCATTGGTTTTCAATGGCCTGACTGTTCGTCCGGTGACGAGATTATGCTTTTTTATCGTCATTTAGGTGGAGCATCAATCTATGGGTTAGGAGATGATCAAATTCGCGCGACTACTTACCAGAAATGGAAGGACAGCATGGTGGTGGTTGATATTAAATAGAATTCACCTTCAATTGGTTAAATGCATTTTTATTAAATTTAGATCATCATCAGGCGCACTCGTAAATGCGCCTTGTGATGTCCTGCTTATGCAGCAGTTTTGCTTTCAGCCACCGGGCCAGCAACTGAGGTGGCTGTAGCAGCCGGAGCATCAGCGCTGGCAGCCTGCGCGGCCTTCAGTCGCGTCTGCACCTCTTCCTCAATTGCATCAGACTTAGCCTGCGCTTTTGCCTTAATGTAATCCCGGATTTTTACCCAGCCACCGGCAATGAGATACAGTGCGGAAACGATGGTCGAGAACCACAGCATGATAGTTTCATAAAAGGTCATTTCATTTTTCCTTAGTTAAGACATTGCTCTCTGATGTACTGTTGAAGACCGGCTATTTGCTTTCCGGCGGTTTCGATTCGACTTCTGAGGGTGAAATAATCCCGTTGAGCGGAGTCAGTAAGTCCGGGGCGGTCTGCATCATCCACGCCGGTGGAGCTGGCCGGGCTGCTGCTTCTGTTTTTGGGGCAGGTCGCGTTGAGCTGCAACCGACGCTTACCAGAAGCAACATCACGCTCAAGCTGATCGATAGTGGCTTTAGCATCTGCCAACTCTCCAGTGTATTTAGCATCCAGCGCAGCTATGTCACGCTGGCGGGTTGTCATATCGGTGATGGTCTCGTTCGCAAGGTTTAGCTCTTTAACCTTCTCGTCACGCTGCCTTTTAAACTCGGTAGCGTTGTCGTGGTAGTGACTGGCCAGCCACCCAAGGCAAACAACCAGGCAGATCACAACGGCGCTGATAATTGCTGCTAATCGGCTCATTTTTGACTCCAGAGACAAACTTCGCGCTCAATCTCGCGGCGAGTTACCAGGCCTTTCCACTGTTTGCCCTTGGCATAGGTCCAGCGGCGCAGCTGATCACATGCACCTTTCTGGTCGCCCTGGTTGATTTTGCGCAGCAGCGTGGAGGTCTGGAAGTTTCCGGCGCCGACGTTATAGGCGAACGAGTACAGAGCCCCGCGCATTGTCTCGGGGATCGGCTTCTGGATGTATGGGTTAATCTGGCGTGCGACGGCGCTCAGGTCTTTACTGAGAAGCGCACGGCATTCAGCCTCGGTGTACTTTTTGCCGAGCATGATGTCTTTGCCAGTATGGCCATAGCAGACAGTCCAGACACCTACCACATCCTGATAGGGATCGTATCGCACTCCCTCAAGACCATCGTTCCCGGTTGGGCCTGTGATGAGCGCAGATGCAATGGCTATGGCGCCACCGCCGACGGCAGCAATAACGCTATTCCTCAGTTTTGGTGTCATAGCCATTGAGCCGATCCTCGCGTTCTTTCCGCCGGTAGTACCAGTTCACCCCACAGGTGGTAATGGTGCAGGCGATACCGACAATAATTGCCCAGTCACTCAGGGTCATCCCCGCTATTTTGTCGGCCAAAATCCATACCTCTGCCTTAACTGCCCCGGCATACGCCTTTGCTGAGACACCGCAGCCCGTCAGTGCGGTCCCGGTGCCGTATGAAAGTCTGCTGTAAATGGTGCTCATTTTTGTCATAACCTCACCTCCGTTGATGACGGATGGCGCTGTGCGTAAAGGGGAAAAGAGGCCCAGGCCCTGCGGGCTGATTTATCAACAAAGCACGTCGGGGATGATTCCCGAGGGTCTGGGCATGCTCAATAAAAAAACCGCTCAAGGCGGGAAGAAATACCAAGGGTAAAAGCGACGGCGCGGTAGCCGTAATGGTCCCAAGGTAGAGGGATTGGAGCATCTGGCGGGGATCGAACCCGCATATTCTGGTTGGAAGCCAGACGTAATTACCAAACTACGACAGATGCAATCTGGTTCAGGGCTCTGCGCGGAAGGGCTTTAACGTGTCGTGCAGCACGTCTCTACCCAAGAGCCCTGACCGGATTGCAGAAATGACAAAGCCCAAGGGGGTTAGCCTTGGGCTTTTAATTTTTTCTTGCTGCTCAGTTCGCTTTAACGTCCCGAGCCTATCACAATTCAAGCACTTCCCGCGCAACTATTCAAGTAAAATCTGTCGCTATTTGTGCCAAATGCATCACACATTGGTGCGTAAAGCATCGATTCCGCTAAATTTAGCCAAACATCGATCCTGCTCTCGCAAGTCCTCAAGCACCATTCTGGATGCTTTTCGTTTAGCTCTTTTGCCATGGCCTTCTTGCTCATGCGATAAACATACCGATCCTTGATTAGCTTATAGAGAGCTTTATTCCCGGAGCGCACAAGCTCGGTGCTAAGCACTGAATCAATTTTCAATCCCTCCTCGTCAGTACAAAACGCCAGGCCGCTTTTATTTTTACCGCTGAGGATTTCCTTGAAGAAGGCTTCCAACTCAGGTTTGGTAATGCCCGATTTCTTCATACGGCGCAGTGCATCATTGATGGCAGTTTTCGTTATCTTCCCGGATGCCAACAGCTGGTTAAACATGTTGCCGCCGCTACCGCCTCCAATGTATGACCAGCGGCCCCACATGCGCAGCTTTCCCTGTATCCAGATGCTTTCCAGCGTACGGAGGCGAATCATTTCACCTGACTTACCAACTTCAGAAGGGTTGATCATACATTCACCTCATTTTGGGTATTGCTCTGGCCAGCAGCAAACTGCGCCAGTGACATAAATGCGCGGCCCTTATCTTCAAGCACCGCTCGATTGATGTAACTAAACCGCTCGCCAGCCCATGACTTATCAAACACGACAATGGCGCCAGCGAAAAACGCACTGGTCGGCCTTTGTTTGTCGTCGGCTGGCTTAAACCACTCGGGCAGATCGAAACCAATTCGCCCACGAATAAAGCAGACGTGATCCGCATCTTCCGGCCACCACATTTCGCTTGTTGCTGACTTCACCAGGAAGACATAGCGACCGCCCTTCTCGCGTTGCGCAGCTGCATAGTTCATGATGTGCGTCATGCCAGTGATGGCTTGCTTTTCGTGGTACTGAGAGCGGCTGTAAGGTGGGTTTCCGTAGGCTGCACCACCGATTGAGGAAAGCATTTCCGACCAGTCCTGCGTCAGTGCGTTATCTTCCGCGGTGTACCAGACAGGACATTTTGCATTGCTGTCGTCTGCGAACAGGTCCAGCATCAGCGGGCCAAACATCGCGTTAATTCCCCAGAACAGCAGATCCGGAGTTCGCCACTGGTCGCCAACTTCTTTTAAATAGTGATGGGGTGCTGAACGCAGCGCCGTAAGGGCTTCACAGTAAAAATTAGTCATTCACGCTCTCCCCTAACTCCTGGAGTACCTGACTCAATAACTCAGCCTCAGTACCGAATTTTTCTTCCCATGACTTACGGCCAGCATGAATAGCAACGCCGTAGCCACCAGTACGGTGATGGGCATGGCATAGCGGAATGACATGGAAGTTATCAGCGCGGACAGATAAGCCAGTACCAGAACTGCAGTGATGGATTTCAGCAGGCGATTCGCCGTAATTGAGGTTCCGGCATACGATGCAACCCAGCGCAGCTACGCGGCTCAGATGGAGCTTTTCAGCCTTGGTTTTGGATTTGGATTTGCTCATATCGCACCGCCATGGTGCGACAGACAAGCAAAAACACCGCGCACAAAGGCACGGCGTTGAATGGAATTACTGCGTTTTTGCGTCATCACTTTTCTCCGGTGATGGCGCGATAGGTTCGGTGTTCAGCCGAAGTGATTAGTATAAATCAGCTTTTCTTCTTCCGGAAGAAGCTTTTGCATTGCTTGTGAGATTCCTCGGTATTTATGATTTCCCCATCCTCTAATGGGGTAAGAACAAAAATCCCCCCTGGCAGACTATCAACGACATAACGCCCCAGAATGCGAATTGCTTCAATAATCTCTTTCTCACTCATTAGTTAGCACCTTGTGATTATTCCATAAATATTGGTTTTTGCTTTTCCTGTACAGGGATGGCTAAAAATGAACTCGCGACGTTCTGGAATACAATGACATATTTAAATCGCCCATCAAGCCCCTATTTTCACGGGAAGGGGTGAATGAAAACAAAAATATAAAAACATATAAATTCAATATCTTAAATGAAAGGAAAAAACATAAAAAAGTCATTCACATTTTTTCTCTGGCGCAACCCCCTATTTCACTCAGATAGAAGAATTTAGCCAATTTCAGGATTTAATTAATTACATGAAAAATTGAGTAGCAGAAAACACTACCGCGACAAAGAATGCACATTTTGTGTTGTGCGCAACCCCTTATTTAACCCAACTAAAGGTCTTCATGTAACTTCAGAGCTTAACGATTACAATTCTGTACTATGCAGCATAAAAAACCATAAGAATGGGTGATGCATATTTTGTATAGCGTGCAACCCCCTATTTACTCACATAATGAATATAAATGTTCAAGATTCTCTTATGATTAAACAAACCCGCCGAAGCGGGGTCTCATTGAGGGGATTTTTCGGCGACCTTGCTGTGAACTTCCCACAGGCTAATGCCACAGCTCGCGCAGAAGTTGGCAAGGTAGTCCAGGCCAGACCACTCGCGAATCCCTCCGCGAGCAGCCTCCACAAACACAGCTATATCTTTACCCCGCCATAAGCCGAACAATCGCCAGCCGCCACCATCGGGACTTTTTACGGCGGCTATGCGCGTTAATACGCCGGTCTGATACAGCTCAGTGAAGGCCGGTTTCTTTCTGGTTATCATTCGCATAAATACAAACCTGTGATTTGTTGATAACAAATAGCGTGTTTGCGTTTTATGGTTTCACCTCCTGCATGGCGGCGCGGCAGGCGTTCCAGGCGTCCATTGCAGCTCCGGCATCTTGCCTACCAGTTTCTTTGCAAAACTTCACGGCATCAGCAATAGTCCATTCCTCCGGCGCTGGCTGCGGGCTGGCGTAGACCGGCATGACATCATCGTGACCCTTGTTACTTTCATCCGTCAGCGACCAGAACAACCTCCCTGCTGGATGCTTGAAGATGTAAGCCACCGGCTCGCTGTCCATTGCGACCAGCGTCATGCGGGCCAACTCTCGTTCTTCTGATGCGCTCAGCTCTGGTCCATTTCCCAGAAAAATTTGCTGAATTCGCTCTCTGGTTATGGTTGATTTGGTCATTGGTTGGATCCCCGTGAAATTTTGTGGCCTGGCGCATAGCAGCGTTGGCGGTCTTTGCTGATGCGCCAGCCAGCTTTGCGAGCCTGCTGAGAAATGTCGGTCATATTCCGGCCAATAAAATCAGCCTGCCCCTGCGGATAGATTTTCCCTGACTGACAACCATCACAGTCGCAATAGAGGTCCGCGCAGAATCCTTCAGTGATGGTCATATGTCCGCCCCGCATCTTCCGCAGCGCTCTTGGCCGCTCATGTCGTAGTAGGTAGCACCATCGTGCTTGCAGTCTGTCCATTCAGACAGATCAGACTCGAGTTCCTCGATACGCTGCTGCGCCTTCTCCAGCGCCTCTACAAGCGATAACGCAATTTTTCGCAGATGAGCATTACTGCCAATTGCAGGACTTAAAAGCTCAGCGCGCAGCTGCGCCAGTTCAGTGATATCAGTCATGGCTGGCCTCCCCAAGCACCCAGCGCAGTGCATCAGCGTATTCACCGCTGGCACCTTCGAGGGCTTTTGTGATTTCTTTGCGTGATTTGAGACGAGGCTTAGTTTCGCCAAGCACAGCGCGTTGACGTCGAGCTTTTTCATGGCCCGTAGTGCCAGCTGTCGCCAGCTCGATTTCTGCCACTTTTGCCCGCTGCTCTTCCGGGGGAAGCGTGCCAAGCTGACGCGCCTGGGTAACGGTAACTGTGCCAGCCTCCACCGCTTCCCTGACGGCCTGGGTAGCATCGAGGAGGGAGAGCGTTGCACGAACGGTCTGAACGCTGCAGCCAAACAACACCGCAATGTCGTCCTCATCGAGCCCGCGGTCGAGCGCATCTGACATTTTTTTAGCCCGACCCAGCGGGGTTTCAGGTCTGCGAATTTCGTTTTCGCTGACCATGTATTTAGCCATCTGATTTGCGGATCCGCGCTTAACGACTCCAGGAACAAGCAGCGGGTCCTTACCCTCTTTCAAAAGAAGCTTATTTGCCTCCAGAGTATGTTTAACGCGCTGACGGCCAACCACCACGCAGGTGAGACCTGTTTCAGGGTCTTTCCAGACGATGATAGGCTCCAGTACACCCAGCTCCTTGATGTTCATAACCATCCCTTCGTCGATCGGCAGGTTGATACGTTCATCGTAGAGAAGATGGTTTTTGTCGGTAACAAGGTGCAGCTTTTCCGGTTCGAACATCAGAACGTTGGTTTTGCCGCTGGCGCCATACGCGTCGATCGAGTTTTTAGCCATTTTTCACTTCCCCTTTTTTCTGTTCGACCTGCTGAGACCATTTTTCAATCAGCCGGATTTTCGATTTACTCTTGCCACCAGCCCAGTAGCTATCCTGTACGCGGAGATGTCCGTAAGGGCATCGCAGGGCCCCGGAACAGGCGCCAGCTTGGTAATCCCGAAAATAAAACTCAGCAGCGGAACCACAGACCGGGCAATCAGGTATCTCTCTCATCACCGGGTCACCTCGCGGATTTTCTGGAATTTAGTGCCGTGGTGCGGATTGCCAGGGTTAGTAACCTTCGAATTCATAAACCCCGCGGCCACCAGACGCTCGCAGCGGTAGCGAGGGCGATCAACGAAGCCAGCCAGGGACTGCCACTCAAACCAGACTCCAACCGGCACCAACTGGAGCAGTTTGATATCCAGTTCTGTGAGTTTGCTGGTTACCGCTACGGGCTCGGTGCTTCCACCCGGCATCCAGTAGCCATTCAGGTTTTGCGCTTTGCCTTCGCGCTCCAGCACCATCAGGCGGGCCAGCATTTCAGGTGCTGTCAGGTCGAAATAGACAGCCAGCTCACGGCAGGTGACTTTCTCCAGCTCTTTCAGCACGTCAGTAATTTTTTCCATCAGAGATATCCTCACGGTTAAATTTGTTAGCCCCGGAAACCTTTCGGGATGTCGGTATCCAGTTTGCTGCTCACACCGAACGAGCTGCCGGTTGCCAGGTTTGCCGGGCATAACTTCAGAGCCAGCTCCTGCCATTTGCTGCGTAGGGTTTTCATGGATTGAACTCGGGAGCACCAGAACTGATCGCGCTGAATGCGCTCAATCATGGTGCGGATTTGGTCATGGCTGCAGCCGTGCTCCTGGCGCAGCATGCAAATTTCTTGCGCCCAGGCTGAGAAGTTCGGCTCTCTTGGTTTTGCCAGAGTGCCGTCGAACTCTGCTGCGCGTTCGTACAGCTCGATGATGGTCGACCAGAACCACGTAGCGAGGTCGAAATCGTCATCGGTAGCCAGGTTACTGGCTTCGGTAGCGTCAGGAATGACTGCTTCCGGGATGACAGTTTTTTGAGTCGATTCAGAAAAGTTATCCACAGGAGAAATCTCTCCCGCGTGGTTTTTATGATCTGTATGTAATGATCTGTTTTTAAGATCTGTATAGAGATAGGATTCGGCTTGAGAGCCGTTTCCAGGATTCGGCTCATGAGCCGTTTCCATTCGGCTCTTGGGACGAATGCATTCGGCTTGAGAGCCGTTTCCATTATTTTCAGTAACTTGCTTCGATTCGGCTTTTGCGCCGATTGCATTCGGCTTATAAGCCGTTTCCATTACTTTCAGTGACTTATTCCCATTCGGCTCTTGAGCCGAATCCAGTATTTGCGGGAATATCCGTGAAATCAGCGCTTCCTGGTCAATTCGGTAATGCTTTTTGGGTGTTCCACCGACCTGGCGAAGCTCTTCTTCGATGACGCCTGACAGGTACTGATCCGTAATTTTGAACATCGCTTTTCGGACAACATCGCCATCTTTAGCGCGTACCTCTTTCGCAAGCGCCGCATGCTCCTTGTAAAACCAGCCATCATCCAGACTCGACTTACCCGACCAGAACACCAGTTGGTTGAGAATCGCTGCCAGCAAATGCTGCTGCCTGTCTCCTGCAAAGAAATCCAGATACGGGCCGGGAATCGTTATGCAGTTCCCCTGCCCTGACATGGCCTGAACAATTTCAAAGACCTGATTGCTCATACCAAAACCTCATTGTGTAGCCGTAAAAACTCACGTAACCCCATCCAGCCAACAGTTCCGCAGTCTCTCCGATAGGAAACGTCTTTCTCAGTTGCCGTGAGTACCGTCACCATGTGCCCCTTGTGTCTGTGCTGAAAGCGTGCTCCCGCCTTGGGTATCCCGTTACTTGCGCAATCCCCTTCGGATGGCACATACGACGGATAAGCCTTTTTAAGGCGTGCAATCAATTCAGCAGCAGACTGGTTACACATAGCCACCTCCGGAATCAGTGGTACTTCGGCACTTCAACAGCTCCAGGCTGATAAGCCTTGCTGTAGACGGCTTCAATAGCGTCATCGTGAGCATCAATTGCCGTTCCAATAGCGTGCTGAGCCGCAAGCAGCGCCCGGCGCTCAATGGTGTCGTAGATGCTTAGCCGGTGACGGATTTCACGCGGCAGAACACGCAGGATTGCCGGGAGCAGCAAACGGATTTTCTCGCGCTGTAGTTCGGTCTCACCTTTCAGCCAGCGGTGGAAAATGTTTTGCTGGTTACTCCAGGTTTTCCCCGGCACCAGGCGCAGTTGATCGCCACCAATACGTGCATATTCTTCAGCGATAGCATTTGCCGCGAACGCCTGACCAACTTCCGCAGCCCATGCCAGCAGGACCATTTCAACGTGCTCGTGTTTGATTTCCATCAATCAGACTCCTTCCGGCGCTTGGTGATAATTTCTTCTGTAAGCCCACTAATTGGCGTGGGGTGAAGATCTGGGCGAAGTTCATGAGGTGTGACTACCCAGCCCCCCATACGGCAGAGCGGGATAACGCGATCGCTGGGGACACAATTACGGTTAATCCAATTTGCTACTGACTGGCTCGACTTGAAGTTGAACATTCGGGCGACGTAGGACACGTTACCAATCGCTTTAACGGCCTTTTCCGTAATGTTTTTGTATGGTGTAAGCATTCTTACCTCCTGTTAGTTGGTAAGTAGAGAATGCTACATAAAGTAGAGAATTGCAACTACTTAAAATAGAAATGACTAAAAAGACGCTCTGCCGTAATCTTCTACCTATGGTAGAAAAAACGAATAAACATCAAGACTTCGCAGATCGACTTAACTTAGAGATGAGTAAAAAAAACTTGTCTGTTAAGCAGTTAAGTCAGGCGGGACAAGTAACTTACGAAATGGCTAGGCGGTATACGCTCGGCACGGCCAAGCCACGTGATGAAAAGCTGATAAGAATTGCGGAGTGGCTAAACGTACCTCCCGCATGGCTGGACTACGGGGCTACTGAGGCTGCTACTGAATCCGACACTTTTCAGGAAATCGGCACAGATTTCCATTACGATAAGCCTGATGAATCAGAGTTCGCCAACCTTAGCGATGAGGAAAAACGCTTGCTCCGGGTATTTAGAAAATTCCCCGATGCAGAAGCTAACAACATGCTCCTAGCCTTTGAGATCCGCTATAAGAAGCTCCTAGAATTTTACAGCGAGTACGCTGATCCTGACAAAAAATAGCTAACGCCCACCACTAACAAAACCCAGCTCTGCTGGGTTTTTTTGTGCCTACCCCTCACGAAAGCAACTCATAGTAGACATAAATTTCTACTTTAGGTGTTGACCAATCTACTTTATGTTGTATTCTTCTACTTATCGACACAACGGTGCGATAGGTTAAACGTTCCGCTACCCGGCGATAAGGGCTAACTAACGAGGTGAATATGGAAAGCAAAGATCTGGTGGTGATTAACGGTCAACTGTGCAGCAAAGACGTTGCCATGCTGATTATTGAGAAGGTTTTACCTACCGTTCTTGTGGTGGTGGCTGAAAAGGTGAGGGACAGGCGAACCAAGGATGAAGTGAAAGAAGCAGCCACAACCGTAGTTGAAGCCGCTATATCGGCAATTAGTTTGAAGAGCCTAGTTGCTCCCAAGTCTTGATCGCTTTCGCACTTTCCTCTTCCTCACGCTTTGTAAGCAGGGAGAGAAAATCAACCTCAGAGCGGTCGACTTCATAAAGGAACTCTTCAGGGGTGATTTCTTTGGGTTGAGTTGATGCGTAAACAACGGCCAAAAGCCAAGCCTTATCATCTTTATTCATGATTTACCTTTGCTGGTTGTGTGAGAACTCCAGCATACCACCGAGCCTGAAGTGGTGAAAAGACAGGCAAATAACAGACCTTGCAATGCAGTGAATGCGGCTATGCGCACGCGGTTCAGTTAAAGCAGTACCACTTGTTTCCCGAAGTGGGGTGGAAAGAAAGCTGCCGATACCAGTTGTTAACTGGCTGGTATCACCGGGAGGCACCCGGCACTGCATTGCAAGGTCTGTTGGTACTCAAATTCACATGACAGTGAGGGTAGCAAATGATCCGCGAACATGAAGTTCCTGCATGGCACCGGTTCTGCATAAAGGTTGCCTTGTTCTTGGCTGTAGTTGTCGTTATCAGCTTCCCATTCTGGAGTAACAAATGAGCAAAAACGGCATTCGTTCCCTGTTAATCGCGCTGGCCATCGGATTGGTTTTCTGGAGTGGGCTGGCTGTCGAAATTATGTATATCAAAGGGGTGTTCAATGGCTAATTTACTGCATGGCAACCCAGCGTTTAAAGCGGCACAAAGCAAGCTGGCTATTGCGCAATTTATTGGTAATAGTGAAATGTGGTCAGAGGCTTTTTCCTTAATGAAAGATATTTATGAGGAAGCAAAGCACGCAGAAGATTTTATGTTTTGCGGTCGCGAAGAATCTCTCTCAACCCTGAAATTCAATGACGTTATTTTGAATTATGACATGTATGGCGATTTGATTTCTGTTAACGCAGATTCTGGCAATGCACGTTATAAAATAAACACAGAAGTTTCTTACTAATACCAGCACTTTTTATTTAATGCCTTAACTGGCAGGTATAAACACACATTAAATTTAACCGGAGATAGATATATGGAAGAATTAAAGTTGCACTGTCATGGTTGCGGCGGTTCTTTTGCTCGCGATGAGCTGCAATATCGCCCATCTGGCAGGGGTGCTTATCGGAGAGACTTTTATTTCTGCCCGGTATGCAATGAGAAAGAAAAGCAGAAAATCGCCCTCTCCGCTGCCGCTTCCTCGTTTCGTAAAACCTTACCATCACGCCCCGGACACCTTGCCCACAAGCGCTGGTAGGTGACGGATGATAATCACATCCAACCGTATTCCATCGCATGTAAATGAAAAGGCATCGCATGTTCTGAGCTTGTACAGCAAGGGAGATATAAAGCCATGCCGAATCAAATGCGGGAATTTAAGTTTAAAGATTGGCAGAAAATGGCGCTTATTATCCCGCAATAACGGAACATGCTGGGAAGTTATGAGCCATGAAAAATACAATCAACTCAAAGACAGGAAAGCACAATCATGAAAATAGAATTCAATGATCAAGGGTCGGATTCAGTCATCACATTAACAAGCACTGTATTTGAATTCCGTCTTCATAACCGCGTTGTTGATACGGCGCTATTTCTTGCCCCTTCCGTTCGTGCTAAGCGTAGCGGTTTCTTTGTTTTAAAAACGGTAATTACCGGTAAAACCTCTCACGTACTGCGTGCGTATAAAGCGATTAAAGCGGAGGCATCACGATGAAAGAGCGCGGGATGATTTTCAACTCTGAAATGGTACGGGCCATCCTCGACGGTCGGAAGACGCAGACCAGGCGGATTATGAAGGTACAGCCGGAATCCAACCAGCTTGGCTTGCTGCTTATCACTGACTCAACCAAGCACAGTGACATTGGCAAATACCATTGGGCGGAATCTAACGCTACTGGTAACCATGTGCGTTCAAAGCTTTTCTCATCCCCGTTCGGCGCCGTCGGCGAACGTATCTGGGTGCGTGAAACATGGGCGACCCTGGGCAATGAAGAGGGTTGTTATGTCGATTGGGAAGATAATCTTTGCAAAGGAGATGAGCGCTCAGCGGCAAGGATTTACCGCGCCAGCTGCGAGCAGAGACCAGGTGATTACGGCCTGTGGTCTATTCCCGATGACGCCTACTGGAAACCACATACCAAAGAGCACAAGTTCGAAGGAGCATGGCGCCCGTCAATCCACATGCCGCGCTGGGCCAGCCGCATTCTGCTGGAAATCACCGACGTGCGGGTTGAGCGGCTGAACGCTATCAGCGAAGAGGATGCGCGAGCAGAAGGCATTATTGACGGTGGCTGTCTTAATTGCGGGGAACCTGAGCCATGCGGATGCGCCAATCCAGAGCCTGACGCTACCGATGCTTTTGCCTACCTGTGGCAATCAATCTACGGGCAGGATAACTGGAATGCTAATCCCTGGGTTTGGGTTATCGAGTTCAAGCGCGTTGAAGGCGGTGCAGCATGAGCGCAGAAATCATCGATCAGGCCAACGAGCTGGCAGAGCGCCGGCTGGAAATGACCATCCAGAACATGCGCATCAACCATGCGGCAGTCTCGGCTACTCACTGCCGCGACTGCGGGGAAGAGATACCCGAGCGGCGCCGGGAACTGGTGGCGGGTTGTCAGCGCTGTGCTGACTGTCAGGAAAAATTTGAAGAACGTGGCAAGCACCAGAGGTGATGCATGCAGACAATAATCCAGGTAGAGACAAATGATTGGGTTTCAGAAGACCTGTTGATGGCGGTTACAGGCTTGAAGCGCGGCACCATTACGCGTGCTCGTAAATTATCCTGGCTGCTGGGGCGAGAGTACAAGCATATTTCTTCTGACGGGGATCCAAAGCCCCATTGCGAATTTATGTACAACAGAAAAGCGGTAGATGCCTGGATTTATGCCATGAAACAGCCAGGGGTAGTGATCGATTAGCATGAAACAGGTAATCTTTCACTGCTCCTGGACGTCGGGAGGGAACAATGAGTAAAGAATCATACCCAACGGGCGTTGAGAACCACGGAAAATCACTCCGCATATGGTTCATTTTTAAAGGTAAGCGTGTCAGGGAAAATCTCGGTGTCCCTGACACCGCTAAAAACAGGAAGGTGGCCGGGGAACTGCGAACGTCAGTTTGTTTCGCTATCCGCATGGGGACCTTTGACTATGCGGCGCAATTCCCCAATTCGCCAAACCTGAAAACTTTCGGCATCTGCAAGAAAGATATCACCGTGAAATTTCTGTCTGAAAAATGGCTGGAGCTGAAACGGCTGGAGATCTGCGCTAATGCTCTGGACCGATATGAATCGGTTGTAAGGAATATGCTGCTGAGGATTGGTGGAAACAAGCTTGCTTCATCCGTGAACAGGGAAGATCTGTTGTATGTCAGGAAAGATATGTTGTCGGGGGGATCGGTGAAGAACGGTTTGAGTGTGGCGACAGCAAACTATTACATGACCACCATGGCGGGCATGTTTCAGTTTGCCGCTGATAATGGTTATATCCGGGAAAACCCATTTAACGGAATCAGGCCGCTTAAAAGGGCCAGGATAGAACCTGATCCACTCACTCGTGACGAATTTATTCGTTTCATAGATGCCTGCCCGCATCAGCAAACGAAAAACCTGTGGTCCGTTGCGGTTTACACAGGATTACGCCACGGTGAGTTGGTCTCCCTTGCATGGGAAGACATAGATCTGAAAGCTGGAACGATGACCATACGCCGAAATTATACGAAACTCGGTGATTTCACTCCACCAAAAACCGAAGCCGGCACCGACAGGGTCGTGCATCTGATCAAACCAGCCATTGACGCTTTGAGGAACCAGGCGGAAATGACCAGACTGGGAAAGCAGTATCAGATTGAGGTACAACTACGGGAGTATGGCCGAACGGCTATTCATGACTGTACATTTGTGTTCAATCCTCAGCTGGTCAGAAAAAGCAGTAACGTTGGTTATCATTACAAGGTTGATTCAATTGGTGACTCATGGGAGGCTGCGCTGAAACGAGCTGGTTTAAGGCATCGCAAAGCATATCAGTCCAGACACACTTATGCCTGCTGGTCACTGTCAGCCGGGGCCAACCCCAGCTTCATTGCGAGCCAGATGGGGCACACAAGCGCCCAAATGGTTTTCAATGTCTACGGCGCCTGGATGGCCGACAGTAACAGCGATCAGATTGCTATGTTGAACCAGAAATTATCGGACTTTGCCCCATCCATGCCCCA